GCTCGAGACGCCGAGCTCGGCCGCCAGGTCCGATGTCGTCCGGTAGAGCCTCCTTCCGAGGGTGTCCTTGGCGAGGAGCATGCGGGTGGTCGTCGCCAAGGTCGTGTAGAACGCGGGCTGGCCGGAGCCCTTGTAGAGCCCCATGTTCATGAGGATGGCGTCGACCATCTCCGAGGGGTTCGAGTTCGCGTCCTCGAGGTTCACCTCGATGGTGGCCGCGTAGAGCTCGTGGTCGTGGAGGATCGAGCGGATGCCCGCGCCCTCCGCCGCACCGGCCGGGTCCTTGATCTTGTCCTCGCTGGCGACGTCGCGCCCGTCACCGATGAGGATCGCGCGCGCGAGCTCCTCGTCGAGCAGCATGCGCATCTCGGCCTTGAGCCAGGCCACCACGTCGAAGTCGACGATGTCGACGATGTCGTCGCGGTCCAGCTTCTGCTTCTTGTAGACCGTCGCCGGGGTCGTGACCCTCTTGGTCAGCCCGAAGAACTCCTCCTTCTTCAGGTTGCCCTTGATGTAGCCGAGGGCACGCGCTTCCTCGACCGTGATGTCGGCGACAATGGACTTGATCCGGGAGAACGGGCTGTGGCGGGTCCCGCTGAGGACGCCCGCGACCCACTGCATCCGCCGGGAGTCGAACTCCGGCCGGTCGGTGACGTTCCTGGCGTCCGGGAACAGGATCTCGATGTCCTCGATCCCGTGCTGGAGGGCGTAGTTCTCGACGGCCTCCTTGAGGGAGCCCCGCCGGGTCGCATCCGCGAAGATGACCTTCCGATCCTCCGCGGAGAGCTTGTGCGTCACGGCCCCATTGCCATTCTTGGAGCCGTTCTGCTGCTCGAAGACGTTGCGGCTCATGGTGCGTCCGTTCTCCTGTTCGTCGGTGGTGGCGGAGTGGGCTGCCGCAGCGGTGCTGGCGGCGTTGCTCTCGATGGCCGCCCCCACCATGTAGTGGACGACCTCCTTCTGATCGTCGGTCATCCCGTCGTAGACGGCCTGGACGGTCGGACCGTCGTCCTTGACAGGCTCCTCGGTGACCGGCTCGTCACCGTGGACCAGCGTCTCGCCGGTGTAGATGATCGCCTCGTCCTCGATCGTGACCATCTCGCCATCGGCGTGCTGCAGCTCGATGTTGTCGATCAGGGCGCCGGGGTTGGCACCCGCCAGGACGAGGGAGATCTCGCGGATGATGCCGTGCGAGACCTTCCTGGACTTCTCGACGAGCTTGTTGGCGAAGATGGACAGGTAGTTGATGTCCTTGTGCTCCACCAGGGTCTTGGCGTTCTTCGCCTGCTCCGTGTCGTTGAAGTACCCGTAGCAGTACACGCCCTCGTCGCGGTTCTCGAGGATGGCGTGACCGAGAACGTTTCCCGGATCGTTGTGGCCGTGCTGCCAGACGAGTGGCACCTGGGCCTTGTCCTGGTGCGCGAAAGCACCGGGAAGGATGGTCCGCCCGTCCGAGCACTGCAGATTCGCCTTCGAGGCCCAGCCGCTGAAATCCGGCTTGACCGCGACGGCAGTGCCGTGCATGAGGCTGTTCTCCGGCGAGCTGTCACCGAAGTCCAGGCGGGACTCTGCTCCCATTTTGAACGGTTCCTTTCTGTTCTTCGGCTCTCTCAGCCGAGAGCTCGTTGTCGGGCTTTGGCAGCGGTCAAAGCCGACTTCACTTTTTCGATTGCTGCCTTGAGCTCCTTGACCGACCCTCCACCATCGGACTTCTTGGTGTCGGATTTGGACTTCGAGCCGCTGGAGCCGCCACTGGTCTTGGCAGCCTCCTTCTTGGCCTTAGTCTTGAGCTCCTGCTTGTGCTCCTGCCGGTACTTCTTGGACTCTCGAGCCTTCTTGTGCTTCTCGGCCGCGGTGTCTGGCTGGGCCATCTTCGCCTTGAGCTTCTCCTGAAGCCTGGCCAAGGTCGATTCCAGCTTGGCGACCCGCTCCGCGGCCTGTTTCCTCTGCTTCTGCAGCTGAGGGTTGTTCCTGACCGGCTGGTGGGCGGCTCGGCCCCCGGTGGGCTGAGCAGCTCCTCTCTGACGAGGGTGCAGCTGCCTCGTCCGCATGTAGTACTGATGGGCCTTGACCGGGTCGTACAACGGCCCATGGACGAGCTCCGACTCAGACAGGGGCATTGCCGTTCGTCCCCAGTGCCTTCGCCGCATCCCTCATAGCGGCGTCCACTTGATCGTTGAGGGCGACATCGGCCGGTGGGACGCCGGTATCGCCTGTCGGCATGTTCGAGTTGATGAGCTGATCCGCCTTCGGCTCCTTGGACGGCTTGAAACCGACGATCTGGCGGACCTCGTTGGACGACAGGATCTCGTTCCGGGTGAACTTGTCGGCGATGTCGGCGATTCCGCCCTCTCCGCCGATCGGAACCAGCTTGAACGGGTCCCGGAAGTACATGATCGTCTGCTTCTGCGTCCGGGCCGTCTTGGTGAGGAAGGTTCTCCGCATTGCTTCGACGATCGCATCGCAGACAGGCTCGATGGTGCGATGGATGTAGTTCAGCATCGTCTTCTCGTCCGCCGTGCCGTTCATCACCTCGGGCGTGAGACCCAGCTGCGTGTAGAGCAGGTCGGTCAGATACTGAACCTGTGCCATGAGGTTGTTCTCGGCAGGACGGTTGAGCTGGGTGATCTTCTCCGTGCCGTCCGTGTAGGCGATGCCGTACTGGCTGCCCTTCAACTGGAACTCGATGTCCTTCCTGCGCTGCTCGGCCTGTTCACGCTTGGCCTCGCTCTTGATCACGTACGGCAGCTGGATGATGAGGTCCAGTTTGCCCGACGCGGACTGCTCGTCGACCGAGTCCAGCAGATTGAGCTTGCGGATCAGACGCTGAAGAGTCGAATTCGGCTCGTTCATCACCGCATACAGCGGATTCTCCACGATCGCCACGACTTCCTTGGGGAGGGTGATCTCCTCCCTGGCTCCCTTCGCCTCGTTGTAGAGGTTGATGCGGACGTGCTTCGGATACCACATGACGACGTCACCGACCCGCATCGTCTGGATGTCGTATCCGCCCGAGGTCACCGGGCTGATCGTCGTATCGACAGGGACGATGGCGGCACAGCCCTTGTCGAATATGGTGATGGCGATGTCCTGGCGGAAGTGACGCGCCGCCTGATCGACGTTGGCCTCGAGGGTGAGGCAGTTGTTCAGCCCACTGTCGATGTCCTCGAGATACCTGTCCTGATCATCTGTCCGGACGTGCTTCATCGCCACCGATGAGACGTCGACGCCCAACCGGGTGTAGATAGAGGAGACGATCGACCGCTCGTTCGTGAAATGGAGCCGCGACTGATCGGGCCTGCCTCCGTAATATCCGGATCCATACTGGTCGTCATAGAGCCGGACCACGGTCCCGGTCGTGAATGCATTCCAGGCGTGCTTCAACCGATCTCCGAGCTTTGCCATACGTCACCTCCTCTCTATCCGATTCGGACGACCTGGTCGATGGGGAAAGTCCCGTCCACGAGAGTGAACGCTCCGTACTCGGCGGTGTTGTTCGGGCCGATGGTGATCACGGACGTTCCGTACTGTGTCGAGGGATCCGCTCCGTCCGTGGTGGTGAGAACGAGCAGATATTCGTTCGCAGCATCGCTTCTGAAGATGCGGGGATGGCCCAGCCCCGCGCTCTCGTCGTTCTGCTGCTCGAACACCCAGGTACCGGCGGCCTCGTTCCGCCTGTACCAGTTGGCGATCAGGTCTCGCCAGACTCCGTCCTGCGGCGCCGTCAGGATCTCGACCTGGCCGCTGGTGATGATCTTGAACCCGACGGCCACGTACGGCGAGTTGGCGTTGTAGAAGATGTCGGCGACATACGACGTGGCATCGAGGGTCACGTCCAGCTGGGTGTTGGCCGGATCCCAGTAGTTCGTCACGGTGTGGCCGACGTTGTCCGTGAGCTCCTCGTTGACTCCCACAGCCGGACTGTCCTGGGTGAACAGATATGTGTGAACTCCGTCACCCGGGTCGTACTGGACGACATTACATCGGTAGTAGTCGGTGACAAGATCCCAGTCGCCGCACCAGATCATGGCGTCTGGACTCGGACTCCCACCTCCTCCCCCACCGGTCGGCAGATCGAACCACTGGGCGTCGAAGTCGGCCTCGCTCTGCTTGGCCAGGATCTGACCGTTCGTCCCGCCTCTGGGAATCGAGCCGGGAGGAGCGTTCAGATCGATGGGGACGCCGTTCTCGTCGAACAGCGAGATGTTGTCCGGCACGTAGTCCGGGTTGAGTGGCTCTCCCAGGACCAGGAGAGCCTGCCGAACCCTCTGCGAGCTGATCCGCGTCATGCCGTCTGCACCTGCCCGTAGAGCTCGATCTCACCGAACGTGAGGCCTTGCTGGCTGGACGAGTCCAATCCTGTCGACAGGATGCGGACATAGCGCCACGCTCCCGGCTGCGCCACGCTCCACTTACCCCAGGCGGCCGCTCCCGGAGAGCCGAAGCCGCTGACCGTCAGCAGATCCGTCCAGGCGGAGGCGTCGTTCGAACCCTGGAGCTTGAAGTTGCTCGGGTAATTCGAACCGCCCGAGATCGCCTGCATGGTGAACGCCGAGACGATGATCTGCAGCGACATGAGGTCGAGCATGTACCAACACCCAGCCGCCGTTCCGCTGTCGAACGACTTGCTCTGAGCTCCGCGATCCAGGCAACCCCAGATGCAGTAGGGATTCGCGGTGTTGACGTTCGACGCCGAGACGGTCAGGTTCGCACCAGCATCCGGGTTGGTGTTCGTCTGAGGGACCGGGATCGCGTACGACCCCGTCAGTCGATTGGTGCCGAGGAAATAGATCAGGCCGTTCGTATCCCCGTTGGACACCCAGTTCAGGGTCGTCGGCTCGAGGATCGGAGTCGAGAGCGGCATCGGATACCAGCTCGTGCCGTCTGAGAACTGCAGCTTGGCGCTGGCGGCTGCGTCCGAGACGTAGATCAGCGCCTTCGGCGCCGCGGATGCAGCAGGCTTCGTCGACTTCGTGTACGTCGGGATGGTGGGAGCTACGCTTGCGAACGTGCTTCCGTTGACAGTGAGATTCCCGGCGACGATCAAGCTATCGTCAGTCTTGAGCGTGTCCGCCGCCGAGCGGTAGAGGTTCGTGTCTGGTGTCGCGACAGCTCCGCCCGGACCCCATTCGTGCTTCCCGTCCATGAGAAGCTGGAACATCATGAACGAATCCGCGTTCTTCTTGACGGTCAGAGCCCTGGTGCTCGCAGATGCCGCACTCTCCGAGATATACGGATCCGCCTCTTGCAGGATCATCCTGGCGTTGGCCGTGAACCTGAGCTGCGCCACCTGTCCGGAATCTCCCTGCAGCTGAATGGTGGTTCCGCCACCACCTCGGATCTCCGGACCGGCTGACCCGAGCTTGATTCCTGGGACATCGGTCTGAACTCGACCGATCAGCGTCTGCTCGTTGGCACCCTGACGGGCGACGACATCCAATCCGAACTTCGGGCCGAACGGAGTGAACAGGATGGGATCGGTACCAACCACGAAGGTCGGCTCGTTCGTGCACAGCCAGACCGTATCGGCGTAGTTCAACCCCTGAGCGATCGTGATGAGAGATTCCGTTATCTCAGTCGGTGAGTCGAAATCGGTCGCTCGGGTCCATGCGCCGGAAGATACGACCCAGATTCCGTTCTGGGATGATGTGGTCTGGCCGGTGAGCAGGACGCGGTCGCCATTGTTCACCGCACTGGAGTCGATCAACTGACCGGTACCCGACATCGAGGCGACGTTGGTGGTGGATGCGAGACGAGCCCTCTTCACCGGGGCCTGACTGATCAGCTGGTCGACGTAGTTCTTGTTCACCGCATCGTTGCTGCTCCCCGGCGTGCCGACGCTGGTGATGTTGTTGCCGTTCATGTTCAGGCCGAGGGCATTGATCGTGCCGGGGACCTGGAATCCCGCCTGGCCCTTGACCACGGTCGGGTTCGGGTAGTTGCCACCGAGATCGCCACCCGCCGCACCGCTGGGAGCACCGCCACCGCCAGCCGCAGGAGTGACCCACTTGGTGTCGTAGTCGGTGGCCGACGCCTTGGCCAGGACCTGATCGAGCGCACCACCGGTAGCGATGCCCGGACCGGCTGGGCCTGTGGATCCCTGCGCGCCCGCTGGACCTTGCGGTCCTTGCGATCCGGAGGGTCCTTGCGCGCCCGCGGGCCCCTGCGCGCCCGCGACTCCCTTCAGGCTGCCGATCATCTGCCACGGCGATCCGGCCGGGACAAGCGTGGCTCCGTTGCTGAGAGCCAGCCGCCAGACCTGGGTACCGCCGCCGCCGAAGAATATGACGCCCTTCGCCCAGTACCTACCCGGAATCAGCGTCTGCCCGGCCGTGATCTGAGACCCGTCGTAGATCTGGGCCCCGGCGTTGTTCCAGAGGCTCAGCTGGCCGGGCCCGAACACGGACGAGACGAGGGTCACGGTTCCCGTGGTCTCCACATCGAAATATCGCCAGATGGGCACGTCCTGGGAATAGGGATCCGACACGTTGTTCGTGTCGAGAGGTCCCCAGCTACCCCCGGCGAACGGGTTCGTCTGGTTCGGGTCGACGGGATCCGCCGAGATCCTCTCGTAATAGTCGCCGGAAGGAGTTACCAGGTAGAAGTCGTGCAGCTTGCCGACGTCGTTTCCAGGAGAACCGGTACCCGAGTACCACCTCGATCCGGGGGCGCCTGGAAGACCGTCGATGCCAGGAACTCCCTGGGGACCGGTGGGACCCGGTGCGCCCTGAGGACCGGCCGGACCGGCAGGACCCTGAGCCCCTGCGGAAATGGTCGTCTGGATCTGGGATGCGTGAGCCGTCCCCTCGAAGAAGACGCTGACGTTCAGATTCCCGCTGCCGCTGACCTTCTGCGCATAGAGCTTGACCACGAGCCGGTCTGTGGCAGACATACCCGAGGCCGCGAGAACCGTCGTCATCCAGTTGATCAGGGTCGGGGTCTTCTCCGAGAACTCCTGACTGAACTCGTCGCGGACCAGAGTCTCCGCCCCGGCCTGGGTACGCCGGAAGATCTGCAGATGGAGCTTGATCGTGCCCTGGTTGAGCTGTGCCCAGAAGCGCCGAGACGCGGTGCCCGCCGGAAAATCGGTGACCCCCGGAACGCCCGCATCGGTGACGAACTGACCGATCAGCACGTCCTGCCCGATCGTTCCGCAGACGATGTTCTGCTGGAACTCAGGATTGCTGCTCGGAGACGTCATCAACCGGTTGTAGCCGGGAACATCAGGAGAAGCATCGGTGGCGTTCAGGTAGAAGATCTTGCCCGACGACTGCCCACTCGGTCCCGCTGGGCCAGCCACACCCTGGACCCCCTGAGGGCCCGGAGGGCCTTGGATGCCCTGTTGCCCAGGCGATCCTGGATCGCCCTTCGGACCCGGAGAGCCGGGAATCCCGGACGGTCCCTGTTGACCCGGTATGCCGGGAGTTCCTTCCGCGCCAGGCAGACCCTGAGGCCCTCTCGAGCCCGGGTCGCCCTTGTCACCTTTGTCTCCCTCGGGACCCTTGGGACCGGGATCGCCCTTGGGACCCGGATCTCCTTTCAGACCCTCGGGACCGGCCGGACCCACCGGACCGGCAGGCCCGGGAATATCCGACACACCCTGAGGCCCCATCGGACCCCGGGGACCGGGAGCGCCGAGAAGTCCCTGGACCCCCTGAGGACCCATGGGACCTTGCGGACCCATCTGCCCCTGCGGTCCCGAGTTGCCCGGGACACCCGCCGGTCCACGCGGGCCGGGAGGACCTTCCGGGCCGGTCAGGCCGTTTCCGTTCTCGGTGACGAACGCGACCGGCTGGCCGCTCTCGTCGAACATCCGGATCCGCAACAACCCCTGATCCGGCTCGGGCTCGCCACCAGGAACGATGACGGCCTGGACTTCCTGTTGGCTGCTCACTCGAACGCATCCTTGTTGGCTTTGTAGGCGACGTAGGCGTCCAGAAGGGCCGCCACGTTGTCGATCTTCTCTTCCATCCGCTTCTTCAGGAGCTTGCGGTTGCCGTTGGTGTCCTCCATAGTTATTGCGTTGCTCATGGCGAACTGCATCAGCAATTCGTCAAACACCAGCAGGCGATCCTCGCTCAGGATCTTCAGCTCGCCGAGGGGGACCGATTCCGTCTTGGCCCCCTGGATCACCTTCTCCACGCCGAAGGGCCCGTTCTCGGCCTCCCAGCGGGTGACGAACTCCTTGGCGTTGTAGGGGTCGTAGCCGAACGCCCTGACGTCGTACTCGTTCGCCAGGATGTGCTGGTCGACGTCCTCGTAGACCTCCATCATGTCCAGCACCGTCCCGTTCATCACGTGGAGGGACCCCTCTTTGATGAACTCCTCGTACTTGGCCCGCATGGCGGACTGGAGGAGCATCAGGGTCCGCTCTGTGATGTACGACCTGGTCTTGACGCCGTAGCCACGACGCAGAGGGAACAGGAAGGTGAAGGCACAGAAGTCGTCACCTTGTGAGAGGTCCGCACCGAGAGCGCAAGGCATCTGCCAGAACGAGCGGTGACGATGCGGAATCGTCTCCTCGTAGGTGAAGAAATACGTGTAGCCCTCCATCGGGATCCCGAAGCGCTTGGCCAGGATGTCGTTACGAGCAGCCGGGGCTTTCTCGGCTCTCTCCACGTCCAGGTGATACGTCTCATACGTGACCGTCTGCCCCAGGTTCGGATTGGCCTTCACCCACATCGCCGGGTCGGCCACTTCCTCGATCTCGTCCAGCTTGTAGTGCCAGATCGAGACGTGCGGCGCGGTGTACTCTCCCTTGAGTATGTCGGCGAGTTCCATTTTGATCGTATCGCCGGAACCGGCTCGGACGGTTCCCTCCGAGGAGATGGCCACGATCAGATAGTCCTCGAGCTTCGACGCCCCCTGCTCCACCGCACCGATCACGTCCTCGCGGAGATCTCCGGACAGCCACTCGTCGATGGTGGCGATCCGGGTTCGAAGCCCCTGTAGCTTGTTGATGGCCATGGGGCGGATCTCGAACAGAGAACCGGTGAGGAAGTTCTCGATCCCCTTCTTGGTTGACGCCAGCTTCTGCCTGAGGAACCGGGAGCCCGTCGTGTTCTGCATGGAGCCCTCGGTCAGGAACTGGAAGAGTGGCCCGCGCGCGCGCACGATCGCTGTCCGGATCGGAGACATGACCTCCTCGGCCTGCTTCATCGTGGGAGCCGTCGTCACCTGGTGGGTGGTCGACGTGTCCACCGTCATGTAGTAAGCCTGGATCAGGGCTGCGTACATGGACTTGGCCGCACCGCGGGCCACGATCAGATACTGCTTGAGCGTCAGCCGCTTCTTGATCGTCCTGGTCACGTAGTGACCGCCTCGGTTGTTGTCGAACGGCTCGTAGACCGACCGCTCGACGAAGTACCACCAGCCGAAGATCTGCTCGGCCCACAGCTTGAACGTGAAGAGGAGGTGGAGGTCTCCTCCGTCGGTCAGCGTCATCTCGGCTTCGCAGAAGCGGATGAATCCCTCCACCGCCTGATCGTCGTAGTAGATGTTGGGGTTGATGATGAGCGCGTCGATGCGGTTCATCTCCTGGGAGATCTCCCGGTTGACAGGGATCTCCCCCCGCAGCACCGCCTCGCGGAACTGACCGTAGTAGATCGGGACCGCCGCGTTGGACAGCATCTCCTAGGAGAATCTGAGCGCCGCGGTAGTCGCTCCGGTGGCCACGGCCCTGCGGACGCGCTTGTTCTTGAGCGCCATCCCTCCGAGGGCGGCCGCACCGGTCGCCGCCTTGATCGGGTCCCGCTTGGCGGACGCGATCTCCTTCGCCACGAAGCCCTGGCCCTTGCCCCCGCCCACGAGCCGGGTGACGTTCTGCTCGAGGTTCATCCTCGTCTGCAGATCCAGCAGTTCCTGATTGCTCAGGGCATGGACCCCGCTCTTCTTCAGCTTCTGCTTGGAAAGCGCGGCGTTGACGGCATCCTGGGTCGCCGGATGGTTCTCGCCCCCGGCCGTCTGGATCTTCGTCTTGGAGGCCTTGTTCTTGGTGACGACCTGGCGGGCCATGGCCTCGGTCGGGGTTCCGCTGATGCGATCACCCCTTCGAACCCCCCACTTCATTCCCTTCACGCCGAAGTGCTCGAGGAAGAGCGCGTCGACGCGTTCATCTGTTGTCATACGAACTCCTCCAGGTTCGGCGGGCCAGGTGGGTCGGGATCGACCCAATCAGTATGTTCGCGAAGGACCGAGAGTCGCCATTCGTGCTCCTGAACCTGTCGCTCAGCAGCCCCGAGAAGGTATGACGTCCCGGGGGGATCGAAGAGGAGGCGCACCCGAAGATAGATGCACGTCTTGAGGAGCGACAGCATCGGGGGTGATGAGATCCCGAAGTCCGCCCACTCTGCCTCTTCGTCGTCGATCACGAATCCGTCGATCGGGCCGATCCCGAGCTGATGGAGATTCGAGAAGGCCGAGTTGATGTGCGTGATGATGTCGAGATCGAAGGAATCATCATCCGGGGCGACGCCCAGGATCTTCTTCGTGCTCAGCAGGATGCTCTGTTCCATACCCGACCTCCTTTCTTGTCGTGTTGCTACGCGGGAGTCCCCGGAGCGGGAGTCTCGTCCTTCTGAGGCTCATCCTCTCCGCCGTTCTCCTGTTCCTCCTGCCCGTTCTCGTCCGGCTCCTCCGGCTCGACGGGCTCGGTCTCAGGCGTCTCGGGTGTGGTTTCCATTTCACCTCCTCCCTAGAGTGAATTGGTCAAGGCTAAGACGATCAGGGTGACCGCGGCCGAGACGGCGGCAGCCAGGAGGATGACGGCGGTGGTGTTCATCAGATGTATCTCCGCGACATCCGCCTGTCCGGCCGGTAGTCGATGTCCAGGATGTACGGCCCGCCCTGGGATCCGTGGGAGAAGACCTTCCCGCCGCCCAGATACGTGGCCACGTGCTTGGGGATGCCCCCGCCCTGGTCCCCGTAGAAGATGGCGTCGCCGACCTTGAGGTTCTCGTCGTGCTTGACGCCCTTGCCGCGGGTGTACATCGTGCCGGTGTACCCGGCGAGCCAGTTCATCCCGTTGACGAGGTCTCGGACCCCGTAGTTGCGGTGCATCGAGTCCCACATCAGCCACGTGTGGGTGCTCGAGCAGTCGCAATGCGTCGGGTAGAGGCCACGCGTGATGGACAGCCCCTTGCGGATGCCCTCCCAGCGGTCGGCGCCCTGGGAATACGTGATCTTGTTCTTGTTGTCGACCATCTTCCCACACGCCTTGACGATGAGCTCACGCGCGTGCGCGCGATGCTCCTCGGAGAGGCCGGAGGCGCTGCTCATCTCCGCCTCACCTCCTTCTCGTCCACCTCGTCCTCGACGATGTCGCGCGTCTCGACCAGATCCTTGAGCTCGTCGGGGAAGTCGTCGCCGGGCTCCTCGTCCGCCACGTCGTCTGGGTCGTCGGGAACCTCCGGCGCCAGAGTCCGGTTGACTTGCGGCTCCTCCGCGGGCGGATCTGCCGACTTCTTGGCCGCTGGCTTCCTTCTGGGCTTCGTGGGCTTCCTTTCGGTCATAAGCGTCCTTTCTCACCACAGATTCGTGTCACCAGGTGACCGGCGGATTACCACTGGAGGCAGTAGGTTCTCGTTTCCGTAGTGGATCGCGTTGTGCGTACGATGGCTCGTGGTGATCAGGAACTCCGGATCCAGGACCCATTCCTCCCCGTTCACGATGTCCGAGACCGTGACAGGGTTCATGTGATGGACGTAGAGGCCCGTGTGGATGTCGTGGCCCGGGATTCCCAGATCGCAGCCGTGATCCCGGACGATCACGAAGTCCCGGACCATCGCCCACTGCCGGGACTGGTAGAAGTTCTGATTCAGCCACCGCTTGTAGCCGAATGTGCTCTCACCGACCTGGCCGTGGAGATTCAGGTAGTCGAAACGGTCCTCGAAGGTTGCCAACCGGCGCAGATCGGAGTAAGATCTAGTCGATCGGGTCATCATCTTCCTCCGGAGTGACCTGACCGGAGTAGGATCGCATCGCCTGGAGGGCTGTGACGTAGAGCTCCTCGACCCTCTTCTGCCCCTCGATCTGCTGTCTCTTCACCTCCATGAGCTCGTTCTCGTGCTGAATCCGCTGCTGTTCCAGCCTCTCCCGAGTGGAGCCCATCTTGAGGAAGTGGGTGATCACCTGCGATGACGCCGTGCCCGCCTCGATCTGCTTCTCAGCGAGGTCGTAGGCGATGGAGGCGAGCTCAAGTTCCCGAGCTTCAGGCGTTGCGGCAGGGCGCCCACGCCGCTTAGACACTTCTTCGCGCTTCCGACGGGGCATGACCGACTCTCCTTCCTGTTCTCGGGAGTTCTCCGCGGGTTTCGAATAGAAAGTTCGTGGAAAAATACCCTCCGGGGCTATTTTTAGG